CTTCATCTGTAGTAGTAGGTTATTAATCGCAACTTTATTGGCCTTAGATTTTGTCTTGCGTTTCCTTCAACTTTGCTTAAAAATACTTAATTTATTCATTAAGGAAATCCGCATCTTAAAGTTGCTATTCAACATTGTCTGTTGTTTTATTTTCTTCATCCTCGCAATCCGAATCAAAGCTTGAGTAGAAGTCAGGATCTAATCTATGCAAAACCCAATACCTATAAGCATCAAGGAGTCGCTAATCAGTGACAAATGCTTTCCTAGCAATCATACGAGGTCTATATATATGGGTAGTTTATTGCATTGATGATCCTGCATAACAGACTTAACCAGTTTAATTACTGACTAGTTAATAGTTACCTGAGAGCCATTTCTCCACCTTAGTGACAGCTTATAGCACACTATCATAATCTGGTTTTGATGCCATAATGGCCTGATATAAGGCATTCTGCTCCTACATCCCAAACATGCATATTTTGGGGTGCATCTACAATACTGTAGAAACCAACTGGTTGGTAGCAGGTCCAGGCGAAGCATTGTCCAACTAAGTTATTTATTACACTTCCGGCTTCGGCTCGAACTCAAAAACGGCGGTAACTTAAAGAGTTATGGAATTACTTCCACAATTCTACATTATAATACACATTCCGTTAGGGTAAGTATTATCATTGTAGAATGCCTAACTATTACCATCAAACCCAGTACCTGATTTACCAGGTATGCCAATTGGAGGCAAGGTAACAAAATCCAATGTATTTGTAGGTGGGTTGGTAAGTACATGGTAATTAGCATTAGTTAAGGAAACTTATTAACATAAGTCTTATTAGTATGCAGTCACTAAATTCATTATCCTAGTATTATTTTCTACTACACCCTGATCGACTGTAAATTCAAAAGTAGAATTGGGTGGTTTTGAAAACACCGCCATAGTTAGCAATCCTTAGGCATTCAAAACTGGCGTTGTTATGACTGGACTAACGCTTAATCCCAGTAATTTAAATTACTTGACTGCACTATTTAATTATGCTGCGGGGCCAGCATACTTAGTGGGTGGTATGTAAGAGTCATTGGGTCCAAGTCCTGTATTAACATCAATACCATCACCGTTATAAACTAACATAAATGATTCATATGTGACGGGCCCACTATCAAAAGTAGCTGGTGGTTCAACAGAATCATCAGCAGCACCGAAAATACCATAAGGGTTGATTATAATTATAGCCTCCCCACTAGAATTTGGTGTCACATCGTAGTTGTACATGATTTTAGTTATACAAGTTTTAAACTCCCTACCTTCATTAACTGGTAATCTAGCTGGTGAATCCACCACTATGGGACACAACAATGTTGCGACTGCTTGTAAATTGACACCATCGAACATAGCGGAATATCCTTGATATTAACGTTATCCTATGTTCTTAGAAGCATATCCTAAATCTTAAGATAATAAAGGGGCACTAAGGTATTATCCACCTATGTTTTGATAATTATCATTAAAAACTTTGCCCATAAACGCGTTGTTGCCAGCAATTCCACCAATTATTGGCATGACCAATGGTTTAATAGCACTACCAAGTATATCTGTACCAGTCTTAAGTATAGCACCACCTAGTCCACCAACAGCGTTTAAAACACTTTTACCAGCTTATTTAAACCAGTCTAAGAAATCATCTCCTAATATATATTATAATGCTTTATATTATTCGCTTGATGATTTGGTATCAAAGCCCTCTATTTTGCCAGAAACAAATTTAAGACCAACATCAGCAAGTAGCTCATGTACTTTCTGAGAGGGATAACGTTTAGATCTCAAACGTTTATTAATTTTCTTCTTGACATCCTACCAAAATTAACTATTGTCCTTATCTTTATAAGCCTATATAGCCTCTTCGATGGTAGGTTTTTTCTAATCTCTAACCTTAATAGTTTCAATTTCATCAAGAAGTTTCCTGCCTTTCAATTTAGGTCTCTGTCTATAGGATTTTTAATTTGGATCACGTCTGTCACGGTCATTCTAACGTTCTCTGTTACCACGTTCTTTATTGTCGCGACGGTCTCTATTATCACGCCTATTTCGATCATCTTAAATCCTAGACTTATTCTCTTTATTGGGTTAATCTTTATTAAATCCCTTTTCGATGCATAATTCAGCAAATCTCTTGTTGATAGCATTCCTGATAGTTTTGCCTGATAGTCTTTAATCCTGAGGCTTCTTTGAATTTTCATCTAATTCCTTTTACCTTTATTTAGCTTTAGCGGTTCTGAGTTCCTCAAAAGTTGTTGCTTAATCCATTATAAATTAAGTTGATTTGGGAAGACATTGCTCCGGCTCTTAAGCGGGGTTGTTTTTCCCCTTTGGCCAAATCAATTAGTTCGGTTAGGTTAAAAGGGATAGGTAAGTAACTCAATCGAGTTCGGGTAATAATGCTACTGGTGATACAGTAAATGAAGAGCAAATTCTGCGTATGGAGTCATTACAATTAATGGATAATTACCATAAGTCAAAGGGTTCTACAACAACATCATCGTCTATCTACCCATATTTCAATTTGTCACGCATTATTTCAACAAATTTTTGTGACTATTTAGTGTGCACCAGGTTACTCAATCTATAATCAATCAAATAATCCATTCCTCTAGACCCTTTATCAAGTGAAGCTAGATTTACAGTAATAGCTGTATTGTAGGTTGCTTTCAAGTCTTAATCACTATAATATGTATTATCACTATACTTACATAACTACACAAAATCGTAAGGTATTGATTACCCATAAGAGCAAACCCTACCAAAATACTTGTTCATGTGGAATTGCCTAGTGTGTCTATTATAGTAAACTTAACAAGATAACATTTGGAATTAATTCCTACTAGATTTGAACCCGTTGTTGTTATCCCATATAAACCCTAGCCCACGTTAAAGTGGCAGGTTTCCCAGTAATCTAGCCTGCTAAATTAAATTCTCAGTTGAGTATGCCTGCTACAATAGTAATTATAGCTAACCTTCAATATGTTCATCATAAAACAAAACTGTATCATCAGAACAGACTATTGGTACGTAATCAATGCCTAGCCTAAGACCACCCATCTGAGTTAACTTAGTATATAGAACCATTATGTTAATCATACTGTTCATTAAATAAGTATCAAAACAACCCGAACATTACTTGCCTAAAAAACCCATAACAAGTTTGTATTCAGCCATTCTATGTCTGACACCCTTCAGCATGGATTGTGTGACCACAAGATTGTTTTTCTAAGTACGCCATAATTTTACAATACCGTCACAAATTCTTTTAGGGAATAAATTATATTCCGAAGCAATAATCCAAAAATGGCTCATATAAATATCACCAACTTACTACTTGATTGGTTAAGTCACAGTGGAGTCAAAGGAAGAGTAATCAAAATGTGTAAACTTGATATTGTTAATACCTAGAGAACAAATCTAAAAATCCTTTAGTATTTGACTCTTTGTCTTCGCACCTTACATCATTTGACCGAAGGTTAGTTTATTACCTGGGAATTGCATTTTATTGATTATCGGCTTAATAGTGGCGCCAACAACTTATGTTATTAGTTTAATGGTCTCATCCAAGTAGCACATAAGCCTTGGTCTAATCAACTTAATCTT